TTTTGCTAGGAAATACATTAAGATTGTGCACGTGGATAGAGGACTTATTCCTTTTAAGATGTATCCTTATCAAGAAAAGATTGTGACTGAGATTACAAATAATCGTCGTGTTGCTGTTCTTACAGCTCGTCAGTCTGGTAAAACTACAACTGCTGTTGCAATTATTCTTCACTATATTCTTTTCAATGAATTTAAGACTGTTGCCATACTTGCTAACAAAGGCGACTCTGCGCAGGAAGTTCTTTCTCGAGTTCAACTTGCTTATGAAGCATTGCCAAAATGGCTTCAGCAAGGTGTTTTGGAATGGAATAAAAGATCTATCGAACTTGAAAATGGTTGCAAAATTTATTCTGGTACAACATCTTCATCTGCTATTCGTGGTAAATCTATCTCGTTTCTTTATCTAGACGAGGTGGCGTTTATTGAAGGTTACGATGAATTCTTTGCATCAGTTTATCCTACTATTTCATCTGGTGAAAGCACCAAGTTGCTTATGACTTCTACTCCAAATGGTCTTAATCACTTCTATAAAACTTGCACAGGTGCAGAGGAAGGTACTAATGGATACAGATTCGTCAAAGTCATGTGGTATGATGTTCCTGGCCGTGATGAAAAATGGAAACAAGAAACACTCGAAGCTCTTGATCATGACATGGAAAAATTCATGCAAGAATACGAGTGCCAATTCCTCGGCTCATCCGGCACACTTATATCTGGTGAAAAGTTAAAAAGTCTTGTCATAAAACAGCCTATAGCCCAAAAAGATGGAATATGTCAATATGTCGCACCTGTGAAGGATCATCTTTATGCTATGGTGTGTGACGTATCAAGAGGCAAAGGTCTTGACTATTCCGCATTTTCGGTCATAGATGTGTCAAGCATGCCGTATCAGCAAGTTTGTACATTCAGAGATAACTTTATAGGACCAGTTGACTACGCTGCCATTATTCACCGAATAGGTAAGTTATACAATAATGCTCATGTTCTCATTGAAGTAAACGATATTGGTGGACAAGTTTCTGATACTGTCTTTATGGATTACGGTTACGAGTATCTTCTATTCACTGAAAGTGCGGGTAGATCTGGTAAACGAATATCAGGTGGTTTCGGTAAAAATGTAGATAGAGGTATTCGAACTACTAAAACAGTCAAATCAATTGGTTGTTCCATAGTAAAAATGCTAATAGAACAAGATCAACTTATCATAAACGATTTTGAAACAATACAAGAATTAGCACGTTTCTCAAAGAAAGGTGCTTCTTTTGAAGCAGAATCTGGTTCACACGATGATTTGGTTATGACATTGGTGCTATTTGCTTGGCTTGTAGATCAGTCATATTTTAAAGAGATTACTGATATAAATACTCTGATGCAATTAAGGGAAAAAACTGAACAACAAGTGGACGAAGATTTATTGCCTTTTGGTTTTATTATGAATGGTTCAGATCAGATGGAAGAAGTAATCCCAAGAGCCAGAGATTGGATGGATTTCTAAAAGTAGTTATTTTATAAATACTACTAAATTGAAGTCTATCTTGATAAAAATATAAAAGGAGAAGAAAACATGGTTTTTTCTGTAAGTCCATCGGTTACAGTTCGTGAGGTAGATTTAACTTCAAATATCCCAGCCACCGCTTCTAATCAAGGCGCTGTTGCTGGTGTATTTAATTGGGGCCCAATTGGTGAAGTTACTCTTATCACATCAGAATCCGAACTTGTAGATGTATTTGGCAAACCTACCAACGACAACTACGAAACATTCTTTACCGCTGCTGACTTCCTGTCGTATTCAAATCAACTCTATGTCGTAAGAGCTGATAATGGTGCTACAGTAGCTGAAGCAAGCAATCCAACTTCGAACAATGCTGTTTCTTATGATTTTGAAGCAAAATATGCTGGTACACTTGGAAATGCACTTCGCATTTCGTATGTTACTGGTTCTTCCGAATATGAACAAAGCATGTTTGACCCTAACGAATTGATTGAGACTATTCCAAATACCAATATTTTCAACCAAAGTTCGTTTACTTTCATTGCACCACAAGATTTCACTGAAACACTTCGTATTGGTGATACTATCAAAGTTGGTACATCAGAAGTCGGTTATCAGAACCTTGTCTTGACCAATTTCCAAATAGATCCAGTTGCTGGAAATACAACTTTCCATTATACCATGACGTTTGAAAATAAGTATGTTCTTGCTGAAACAAGCATCGAAAACCTTTCCATGTCAAGAACATGGGGTTATGCTTCTTCGTTCGGTAAAGCACCTTCTGCTGGCAATGCACACATAATCATAATTGACAGAACTGGTGATATTACTGGTGTTGCTGGTACTATCCTCGAAAAATACACAGATGTTTCACTGACAGCTGGTGCTACTCGTGATGATGGCACTAACAACTATTACGGTGATCTCATTAATGATACATCAAACTGGGTAAAAATTCCATCCACCTCAGCGGGTCTGGTTTCTAATGATGTAGCATATTTGAACTTCTCTGGGGCAATCGTTGGATCGACAGAAAGCACAATAACTTTCAATAAGATTGCTATGGCTTATGACATGTTCAAGAATAGCGAAGAATTTGATATTGCCTTTATTCTTCAAGGTAATGCTCGCTCAGATTCAAGTCTTGCTAACTACATCATCGGTAATATTGTCGAAACTCGCAAAGATTGCATGTTGTTCGTTTCTCCAAATAGAAGCGCTCTCCTTTCTGGAAACAATGTTCTTGCAAGCAAAAATGATATTCTGAATAACATCATCAACTTTAGAAATGCTCTTCAATCTTCATCTTACTGGTTCATGGATAGTGGTTATAAATACCGCTATGACAAGTATAATGACGTATATCGCTGGGTTCCTCTGAACGGTGACGTTGCTGGTCTTGCTTCTCGTGTCGAGGCATGGGAATCGCCTGCTGGTTACAAGCGCGGCATGATTAAAAACGTAGTTAAACTTGCTTTCAATCCTAACAAAGCTCAACGCGACGAACTTTATGCTCACGACATTAACCCAGTAATGAGCCAAACTGGTCAAGGAACTCTTCTGTTTGGTGATAAAACTGGTCTTGGCCGTTCTAGCGCATTTGATCGTATCAATGTTCGTAGACTGTTCATCGTTGTTGAAAAAGCAATTGCAACTGTTTCTTCTTCGTTCTTGTTTGATATAAATGATGAATTTACTCAGACCGAATTCAGAAATACTGTTGAACCGTTCCTGAGAGACATTAAAGGCAGAAGAGGTATTACTGATTTCCGTGTAATCAGCGACTCCAGAGTTAATACTCCTGATGTAATTGATCGCAATATCTTCAGAGCAAATATCTTCATTAAGCCTGCTCGCACAATCAACTTCATTGAACTGACATTCATCGCTACAAGAACCGGTATCTCGTTCGAAGAAATTGTTGGACAACAGTTCTAATTTAAACAGGAGTAAAACGAAATGGCTTTTAGCATAGATACATTTAAATCTGCTCTGGCGCTTGGTGGCGCCAGACCATCCCTCTTTGAGGTACAAATCACACTCAATACAGCCGATGCAACTATACAAGATGGTTTGAGAAAGGCTCCATTCCTCGTGAAAGCAGCAAGTATTCCTGCTTCAAATCTAGGTTCGTTCCCAGTTCCATATTTTGGTCGTCAGATCAAATTTGCTGGTGATAGAACATTTGATGATTGGCAGGTTACCGTCATTAACGACGAAGATTTTGCTGTTCGCAATGCCATGGAAGCCTGGTCTAAAATTATCAATTCCCACGAACCAAACCTTGCTTCAGCTAGACCAAATGGTTATAAGGCCGAAGCTATTGTCCGTCAATATTCCAAACTTGGCGGTATTCCTATTGCAACATATAAGTTCATCGGTCTTTATCCTACCGTTGTTTCTGATATTCAACTTGCATGGGAATCTACTGACCAGATTGAAGAATTTGGTGTAGTTTTTGCTTATGATTACTGGGAAAGAGTTAACGCCGCTGGTGAATAATTAACTATATAATTGAAGGGACTTATACGTGCGTTTATTCGGTTTTGAAATAAAGAGAACAGATGATGATGTAGAAAAACAACTACCATCATTTGCTGATCCAATAAATGACGACGGTGCTTTAAACCTGGGAACCGCCATTGGCGGTTCCTATGGTATGCTTTGGGATATTGAAGGTACTGCTAAGACTGAAGCAGAACTTGTTACCCGTTACCGTCAAATGACATTGAATCCTGAGATACAGCAAGCAGTTGACGAAATTGTCAACGAAGCAATAGTTGTAGACTCACATGAAAAAGTTGTCGAGATAGTATTGGATGATACTAAGCTCCCAGACAAAGTAAAAGATAAAATCAGTGAAGAATTTGAAAACGTTCTTCAACTACTTGATTTCTCAAATCAAGCATACGACATTTTTGCCAAATTTTATGTTGATGGCAGATTGAACTATCATGCTATCATAGACGAGAAGGATTTAAAGCGCGGTATTGTTGAACTGCGTTATCTTGATCCTAGAAAAATTCGTCTTATTCGTGAAATGGACAATAAACCGCTTCCAAACCAGGGAGTTGGCACTACACTGAAGCGTGTTCGTAAAGAGTACTATATGTATTCCGAAACTGGCTTCGGTACTTCAGCTATGACAAATTTCACCACTACCCTAAGTGGTCTTCGTATCGCCAAGGACTCTATAGTTCGAGTCACATCTGGTATTCTGAACGAATCGAACTCAGTCGTTCTATCGCATATGCATAGGGCGATTAAGGCCCTTAATCAATTGCGTATGCTAGAGGACGCTACCGTAATCTACACGATTACTAGAGCGCCTGATCGCCGTATTTTCTATGTGGACGTTGGCAACCTGCCAAAAGCAAAGGCCGAACAATATCTTCATGATATGATGGCTAGACATAAAAATCGTGTCACATATGATCCTGCTACTGGTGAAGTTCGTGATGATCGTAAAATGATGACAATGACTGAAGATTACTGGTTCCCTCGTCGTGAAGGTAACCGTTCAACTGAAGTTGAAACTCTTGCTGGTGGTACTGGACTTGGTGAAGATAAAAATCTTCCGTATTTCCAGAATAAACTTTACAAAGCTCTTAACGTCCCTGTTGCTAGACTTCAACCAGAGACAATGTATTCATTTGGTCGTACATCGGAAATCACGAGAGAAGAACTCAAATTCAGTAAGTTCATTCAACGTCTGCGCACTCGCTTTTCAATTCTGTTCGATAAGTGCTTGGAAAAGCAACTGATACTCAAAGGTATTATGTCACCAGATGATTGGAAAGATATAAAGAATAAAGTCCGTTATGATTTTATGAAAGATAACCTGTTTGAAGAACTTAAAGAATCTGAAATTCTACGCGAAAAAATTGCTACTCTAAGAGATGTTGAAGAACACGTTGGCAAATACTTCTCGCGTGAATGGGTCATTAAAAATGTTCTATTCATGTCCGATGATGATTATCGTGAAATGCAAAAACAGATGGATAAAGAACGCAAAGATGGTGTTTATGATGATGGCCAGATGCCAGAAATGGATGGCCAAGATGATGAACAGCCACCAGAAGATCAACAGCAACCCCCGTTACAACAAATGGATCAAGCTGAAGAAGGTCTTGACATTATAAATAAAAATAAACTTAAACCGCAACGAAGGATAAGAAGATGAAAAGTTTTCGTCAACTCGTTTCAGAAGTAGCCCAGCCTAAAGCTGAAGATGAGATTAACTTCAAAGAAAAGCATGTCATTGACCATATACTTGATCCAAATGCTGAAGAAGATCAATTCACTGCTGACACGATAAAGAAGTTCAAGAATAAAGCAGACTATGATAAGGGTGAAGATATGGCTGTTTATGAGAGTAGTGTTACCCTCAAGCGCGACATACCCGGTCAAGAAGATAATGACGTAGATAATGACGGTGATGATGATATGACCGATGCTCAACTTCGCTATCGTCGCCATGCTCAAATTAAACAGCATCGTATTGATGAAGGTCTTGACCCAGTGGGACACGAAGATGAAGATATAGATAACGATGGCAAGATTACTAAGTCGGATGCATATCTACATGCCCGTCGTCGTGCAATTTCTAAGAAACTGAAAAAGGAAGGTCTCGAGCCTGTCACTCCAGCTGGTGGTGAATATGACTCAGAAGAGACTCATAAAGCCTACAAGAAAGCAAATAAGAAAAGTGCCGGTATTAAAGAAGCTGTAAAGAATCCTTACGCCATAGGTACTGCTCAGGCAATGAAAGCAACTGGAGATGAACCACCTCTGAAAAAGTCTACTATCAAATTAGCACACAAAATTGCTAGAGGTATAGATAAAAATGAGGATGTATCTCTTGCCGAACCAAAAGCTGGTTTGCGTGTATTTGCTGGTAAAACAAAGAAGGCACAAATCGGCGAATCCGCTGAACTTTTTGTCGAAGCATATTCTGCCGGTAGTCTGAAATTGAAAGACGGTGCAGTCGTAAAACTTTCGAAGCAAGATGCAGATCTTCTAAACAATATGTTTAATGATCTGAATCCTACAAATCGTAAGCGCATGCAAGGTGTTCTCGTTGCAGATAAGAATGGTTTCAATGAAATACTAGGATTTGCAAGAGAGGCTCTGTAATGGTAGATATAGTTCTTAAACTTAC